TACGTCGATCAACATTGGACCGGATTGGTTTGCTTTCGGACGTGCGGCGAAGGAAGAGCAGACTTTCGAAGGCGTTCACGGTAAGTATGTAGTCGTCATCATGGACGAAGCAAAAGCGATTAAGCCAGCGATTTTCAACGGAGTTCGCCGCATCTTGCGCGGTAATAAGGAAGGCTTCTTTTGGTGGATTTGCCTGTCCTCTCCCGGCAGCCCGACCGGTCCCTTTTATGACATCACGAATGGCGAGCAATCACACCGCTGGCATGTCAGCAAAGTGGCTGCATATCAGTCGGAGCGAGTTGCCCTTGATCAAATTGACAAGGACGCTGAAGACCTTGGAGAATCGTCTCCGCTCTTTGTGGCAATGGATGTGGGCGAGTTCCCAGACGAGACGGAAGACACCATCATTCCGATCTCATGGGTACAGGCGGCTATCGGCAATCAGCCAGTTCAAGCAAACGGCTCTGCGATGGGAGTTGACATCGCTCGTTTCGGAGATGACGAGACGGTCTTTATTCGCGTTGATGGCAGGAAGGCGTCGATAGTTGAGACATATTCCGGTAAGCAATTGATGCAGACGGCGGGACGCATTCGACAGTATGCGCCGACAGTTCAGAAAGTCGCTGTGGACGACGCAGGGCTGGGCGGCGGTGTGATCGACCGTATTCGTGAAATCGAGGCCGACGATCATCGTAGCGCCGGATCAAATATCAAGGCGATCAATGGCGGCACTCGCGCAGCAGACGGCAACCGCTTTTTTAATCTGAACGCCGAGATGATGTGGAGCTTGAGGCGCATTTTCGAAGACAATTACCGCAGTGAAGAGATGAATTTATTCAACATCCCAAATGATCCCAGATTAATTCATCAGTTATCGGCACGGAAGTTTGAAGTGTTGAGCGACGGTAGGATCAAGCTGGAATCCAAGAATGACATGCGTCGTCGCGGCGAGAAGTCTCCTGACCGCGCTGACGCCTTGTCTTACGCTTGGTGGCTTATGGCAAAGTCAGGATCAATCAATCGTGAGTTGATGTCAGCTTTGGTCGGAGCTACCGATTCAGAGAGCGTTGGAGCGCGTGTGAGGAACATGGAATTCTGATGCTTGGTGAATTGCGGAGTCGAATCAGCCTTGCACAGATGGAGGTCGTCAGCCTTCAGGCGAATCGTATGATGTCGGAGTTCGGCTCAAACGGAAGAGTATGCCTTGTCGGTGTTCCGCAAAGTGGCAAGACAACGATGGCGCGTAAGCTGTCTGAGCGAGGTGCCAATGTTGTTCACGTTGATTCGCTTGTGACTGAAAATTTCAGCCGAACGCGCAATAGGATCATTCGGCTGATGCGCGACACAGACGGTTGGGTGATTGAGGGCGTGGCTGTGCTATGGGCTTTGAAGGAAGTACTGCGTAGAGATGACGGCACCGTTCCTGCGTGTGACAGAGTGATATGGCTTCCGTCGTCTCGCGTTGCTTTGTCTGCTGGACAATCGCACATGGCCGCTGGCTTGCACACCGTATGGAAGAAAGTAGAGCCACAGCTTCGCAAAAAAGGCATTCCCGTGAGAGTTGGATTCTGATGCTGGTTTTTCAGGTGGAGCTTCATGCGTGTCATGCTCAGAAATGGACGTAGATGCTTTAAGCAGTGAGTGGATGCGTGGGTTAAGGGGATATGATAGGCGGATCGTGAATTCTTGGATAAGCGAGGAAGAGGTCAGCAAAGCCGCCTTCAACAAGATAGCATTGACGGCTCCTGTTTATCAGGGACCGATGTCCAGAGGTGTTGAGTTTCAAACGAAGACTGAAGCTGGTTCATTTATTCGAGGAGTAGTTTTTGGTGGTGGAGTCAGACTTACGGGGCCAAACTCTTTTAGTTCTCAGGAAAGAGTTGCGATGATTTCTGCTGGTTCTGGATCACAAGTAGTTTTGCTCCGTGTTCAGTCACAGAAAGGCAGAGCAATTGGAGGCAATGAGAGTGAAGTTATTGGGCTTAGAGGTTCGAAATACACTCTATCGTCTCTGCCTCAATCTGAGTCTGTCAGTTGGAGTGATCTTAAAGGGACACATAGATCAAAGACGGTTACGGTAATTGATTTGATTGAGGATTGATCAGTGGGCAATTGGAAAGACAATTCAACGATTCAGCCTCTTCCTGACGGTAAAAAGAGGCTAAAAATGTCACTGCAAGAACTTGAAGAAAGCACCGCCAAGGTCAAGAAAGCTAAAGAAGCAGCACGATTGCTTCGAAGAAAGCAGACTGAGTTCATCAAGGAATGACAGGAACACGATCATGAACCTCCAAGAATTGGAAGTGAAGATTGCCGAAGCCGATAAGGCAGTGTATTTGCTTCGTGCCCCACAGGTGCGGTTGAATCAGACTATTGAAGATGTGAAGCTTAATGCGTCTTACGATAAGAATGGTAGATATAGAGGGGTTCGTGTTCGTCGGGATTTGCGCTTGGCGATCTATCTGCGTGACCGCATGCGCTGTCTCTATTGTAATGTCGATCTACTACGCACTCCACGCACTGGAATCAACCTTGACCATCTATCTACGGCATCTGAAACTATGCAATCGAACGGCGCGATGGATAATACGCCGACGAACCTGATTACCACTTGTGAACACTGCAACAAGTCACGGAAAAACAAGCCGTGGGAAGTGTTTGCGTCGGAAAATGCAGCCGAGTTGATTGAGCAACGGCGATACACCTCGATTCGACGCTTGCGTAAGCTTGCCAAGGCTATGATTGAAAGGTCGATCTGGTAATGAGTGCAGAAAAAGAGGGAATCACGATCAATTTGAACGGCAATGGCAACGGTCATCCAAGTAATGTTGAATTGCTGGATCAGCATGGCATATCTCTCGCGCATCGTCGAGATGTAACCGACAATCTTGGGCAGATCGAGCGTGAACAACGCTCGCCGCGAGGCTTGTTGACTCGCGAAGTCACCGAAGGCGGCGTTTCCTACTTCTCTGGCTACATCGACAGCGACGAGTTCAACGATAAGCTCACTGGCACTGATGCGGTGATGATGTACGACAAAATGCGTCGTACAGACGCTCAGATTCAAGCCATTCTTTTTGCTGCCAAGTTGCCGGTCAAGGGCGCGAAGTGGGATATTGTTTGGCCCGAGGGGAGTGAGGGCACAGACGAACAGTTGGATTTCGCTAAAGAGAACCTCTTTCGCCTTCAGTCATTTCCGCAATTTCTCGAACACGCATTATCGTGTCTGTGGGCCGGATTTTCTTGGTTTGAAAAAGTTTATACGATACGAGATGGCAGAATGTGGCTCGACAAGCTCGCGCCACGGCTGGCAACGTCGCAATATCGCTGGTGGACAGACGAAAAGGAAAATTTGATCGGAATTCGGCAATGGGTTCAGAATTCAGGCTTCCGTGCTGATCTACCGCTCGATAAAATCGTCCTGTTCAGTTACGCAAAGGAGGGCAATAACTTCGAAGGCATGTCTTTGCTTCGCGGTGCCTATAAGCACTGGTTTATCAAGGATCAAATCTATCATATCGACGCTATTCGTATCGAGCGGTTTGCTCTGGGCGTCCCGCATTTCCGAGTGCCGTCCGAAAACTTTGACTCGAAGACGATTTCTGACCTTCAAACGGTCGGTAAGAATTGGAAAGCGGGTGAGCAAAGCTATTTGATCACACCGATGGAGATTGAGGTTGATTTGTTGTCTTTATCGCAGGGACAAGTGTTGGATGTCCTCTCGACTATCGACCATCACAATCAGGAGATCGGAAAGTCCACGTTGACGCAGTTCATCAACTTAGGATCGACGCAATCCGGCTCACGCGCTCTCGGTGAAGTGAATGTTGAGTTCTTTTACGACGCCGTGAAGGGAATGGCAGAGTGGTTGGCTGAAGAAGTCACTCGACAGGTTGTCTGGCCGCTCATGGATTTCAATTATCCCGATCAGCCACGACCGATGGTCGTTGTGGATGACATTGGTGCCGTTGGAATGCAGTCTGTGAAGGAGATGTTGCGCGATCTGGGCGAAACCTTCGTTCAGCCCGATCTGGAAACAGAAAATTACATTCGTCGCATGTACAAAATGCCTCTCCGCACTGAAGAACAGGTCAGCGAAGAGAAAGATGAGAAGATCGAGGACGAAGAGCGCACCGCTGAGATTCAGAGCCGTCGCTTTCAGCCGAACGGCGGGGGAGGAGAGCAGGAACAGGAACAGGAACAGCCGGAACGACCGGAACAGCCGGAACGTGTCGCTGCTCAACAGTTGAGCTTGTTTGACATGAATCCGAGGCAATGGAGAACGACGCTGGAGAATATTCGATAGTGCCAGAGGTTTTCGCACGTGAGATGGAAGGCGCTGAAACTCATGTCGCCTTTCGTGAGATCGAGATAGACCTCAATGTCTCTACTCGTCGCATTAGTCGTGCTATTGTGTCTTCGCAAGAGTTATGGGCAGGCGAGATCATAGACCGTCTATTGGAAGCCTTTCAGACGGGTCCGATAGCCATTGACAGCGCCGTTCGTGTACCGCGACCTATGCGTCGTATGCTCGCCACCACAATTATGCGCGAGCAGCGTACGTTGCACACGTTGGGCGAATTGCATGTTCAGCGGGAGTTGAATGCACAACAAGGCATTCAACTTTCTCGCACCGAGCCTCCGCAAGTTAAGAAAGTTGTGGAGTTGTTTCGCGCTCGCGCTGACATGGGCGTTGACCGCTTTGCTCGCCAGACGGAAGGTATTATTCGCGATACGGCAGTGACAGCATATCGCACATTTGGCAGCGATATCACGCCAGTAGAGATGGAGCGTATGCTGGCCGATGCTCTCGATGTGTCCGGTCGTCAGTCACAGCTTGTGGCACGGACGCTAACGAGCGAATCGTTCAACATGGGTCGCGACCGCAGAGCGCAACTTCACATGGACGCTATCCGTGACGTGCAGTATAGCGCCTTGCTTGACGCGAACACATGCCCCGTGTGTGCCAATCGCGATGGCACCATAGTGACGTTGAATTCGAATTTGTACTTCGAATTGATGCCACCCAATCATGCTTGTCATGGTCGGACAAGATGTCGATGCATGTGGATCTATCGTCGCTACGACGAGGATGAAGTTCTCTCTGACCGTAGCCCGATGTTCGTATGATCGGTACAGTGAGCTTCACCATAGAAGGCGAGCCTTTCGAGGCCACAATGGACGATACAGGCACGTGGGATTCTTCTCTGGATGAAATCACAGAGGTCTTCAACGCTGTGTTTCCGGCTGACAGTGAGATTTATAGAGGCGACAAAAGCCCAACAGACGACCGCTTTGGAGTCGCTGCTGTTGTAGACGCTGCACAGGAGTTCAATGGCGTTTTCAGGATTTTTCATCGATGAAAAGAGAATTAGAACACAAGGGGTTGTGTTCTGAAAACGACATCCTCCGATAATAATCATACAACGTGGGGAGTAGAAGTATGGCGGGACTGTGGTTGGAGTACATCGTCCTGTCGCGGTCCCGCCAATAAAATACTATGCCATTTACGAGTTCAGATGCGCTCAGACACAAACGAAGCCTCACCGAACCTCAACAAGCTCAATGGGCACGTATTGCCAATGGCATACGTCGTTCATGCATCATTGAAGGCGGTGAGGAATCCGTTTGTGATGTTCGAGCTATTCGAATTGCAAACAGCCGCGTTCCACGGGGGAATCACCGCATGAATCTCGCTGATCTTGAAGCTGGAATTACAAAGGCCAAAGCAGAGGTCTTAGAGCTTCATTATAGTCACGCTCAAATCTCGCATGGACGTGGACGCGGAGGTGGAGGTGGAGGTGCTGCGCTTTGGGCAAATGGCGTAGCTCCTCAGAGAGGCGATAGAGTTCTTGGGGTTGGTAATATCGCTGGTAAGCCTGCTGCTGATGGATCTGTAAGGGTACGCAGTGGCGGCAGATCGACAACTTATAGGCCGGGACAGTTGAAAAAGACATCTGGTCAATCCTTCAGTAGTTCAGGCAGGCGCGTTAATAATTGGACCGAATCTGGCAGTAAAGCTGCCATTGATCCCGGTATGGCAATGTGATGAATCTCGCTGATCTTGAAGCTGGAATTACTAAAGCCAAAGAAGAGGTTTTGAAGCTTCGCGGAGGTTATGCAGTCTCCAGTGCAGCGCCTTTGTCGAAAATAGAACATACGGCCATGACGCGTTCGGGTTTTAAGGGGACCAGCAAAAGGCCGGGAGAAAGCCCGTCGGCTTATGCCAGAAGGCAAGCAGCAGAATATCGAGCTTGGCGCGAGAAAATCGGCTCTCGCGCTGGTCGCGCAACGAAATCTTCTATGAAGGCATCGCCGAAAGCGTCGGCGAGCGTACAATCGAAACCTCGCAGATCAAGAGGTTATATGTGAAACTCACTGAGAAGTTCTTTTACTCGTCTACCGCAGTCCTTGCTAATGAGGACGAAGCAACGGCCACGGGCACGACTACAAGTCGAGTTCAAGTCCTACGCACTGGCACGTTCTTTCACCGTCGTTTTGGCACGTTCACAGTAGATCGCGCAACGATGGATGGCATCGTTCTCAATTTCGAGCCTGACCGCATTCCTCTCGACTACAATCATGGCTCGTTATCGGAAGATCCTGATCGTTCCCGCGCTGCCGGATGGGTGAAGACGCTGACAGTCGAAGACAGAGACGACGAGCAGTTCGCTCTTATGGCAGATGTTGAGTTTACCTCTCAGGCTCGCAACTTTGTAGAGGCTGATGAATTCCGCTACATCTCGCCTGAGTTCACTTTCAATTTCACGAATCCCGAAACAGGCGAACACGGTGGCCCGAAGCTTATGGCTGTTGCGCTCACGAATCGCCCGTTTCTTCCCGGCATGTTGCCCATCACCCTTAGTGATGAGGGCTGGCTGGAAGAGAATGAGGATTTATTTCTCAGTGATAAGTTGGATCATCTCCACCTCACTGACGAAAGTCTTCAGGATCAAGTGAAATCCGTGTCGCGTAAGTTTTACACGACCTTCAAGGACACGGAATTCGTGCAGTACTGGATCGAGGACATTCGCGATGACAATGTGATTATTCGACGCGAAACAAGGAATGAGGGAACGCAGCTTTTCCAAATTGCGTATGCGATGAATGACGGTGCCCCAGAGTTTGACCAGCCCGACACATGGGTTAAGGTCCGCAAGGCATTCGTTCCAGAGCGATCCTCACAGAATGTTGCTGGCACCGATGACCAGCAGCAGGGTCGGACTCCTACACAGGAGTCCTCCACTACCGCCAACTCCGAAGATGGGGATGGAATCATGAACGAAGAGCAGCTTCGGGAGCTTCTGGGTCTTGATGCAGACGCAGATGTTTCAGCCGCTCTGACTTCAGTGATCGAAAAGGCCGGTAAGGTGGACGAACTGACCGCAGACTTGTCGACCCTCAATCAAGATATTGAGGCTCTCAAGACTGCACAGGAGTCCACCGAGCTGACTGACGGTGACGATGAGACAGTCGTGAAGCTAACGGAAGAGAATGAAACTCTGGAGACAGAGAACAAGGCTCTTTCGCAGCGCCTCGATGATATCTCTGAGGACCGCGTTGCTCTTACTGAGCGCGTCGATAAGCTGGAGACAGAAGGCAAGGAGCGTGACGCTCAAGAACTGATTCAATTGGCTCAGACAGACCGCAAGCTTACTCCTGCGGAATGTGCGCCGAATGAAGATGGTTCTGAGAGTGAGTGGGTACGGCTGGCTCGCGAAGAGTCGGGCGTGTTCAACGCTCTCATCGAGCGCAAGCCTGCTTTCAGTGAAGACCTGACCAAGGTCGTCAGTTCCGACAAAGGCAATGACATGCCTTCGAAGGGCGCTGACGAAGACTTCTGGAAACTGGTCGATGCCAAGCAGGCCGACAATCTGGAGATGAAGGAGCATGAGATTCGTGCGCTCGTCATCTCTGAACACCCTGAAGCTGCGCGTAAAGCGGGCTTCTCCATGAAGGAGGGCTGACATGGCTGTCGAAAATTGTCTTCTCGCCCGTACCTTCACGGTAAGCGGTAATAACCTGTCCGCCGACTCAGATCAGTTCATTTTCTGTTCGGCTGGAGCAACGGAGGGAGAAGTTGACGCCGCTGTGGTCAGTGACACTATGATCATTGGCGTTTCGCAAGACACTGCGAAAACAGGCGAAGGCGTCTCCGTGGGTATGGTCGGCATTTCCAAGGTTCGCCTTGGTGGTACTGTCCAGCATGGAAACCTGCTCCGCTCTGATGCGACAGGTCGTGGTGTCCTCTGGCTCGGTAAAGGCGCTCACAGTGCTATGGCACTGGAAGATGGCGCGTCCGGCGAGGTCATCGAAGCCCTCATTCTCATTGGCCGCCCGAGTTCGGCGTAAACGGAAAGGGACTGACAAATGCCACAGCCAAGAGTCTCTGACGTTCATGTTGACCGAGCAATTCGCAACGTAGCGATTCGTTACAGCAATGGTCTTTTCATTGCTGATGTCGTTGCACCGCAAGTCAATGTAGAACATGAGAGCGACAAGTATTTTGTGTTCACAAAGGGCGATTGGTTCCGTGATGATGCGGACAATGATCGCGCCCCCGGTACCCGTGCCCCGCGAGGCGGTTTCTCGCTGACCACGGAAACCTACAGCCTTTATGAGGCTGCGTTCGCCAGTGCGGTTCCTGATCGTATCAGGGACAACGCTGACGATCCGTTGCGTCCTTTTGAGGATGCATCGAGGTACGCCTCGCAGATGGTGATGCTTCGTCGTGAGCGTCGTGCTGCTGCCACATTGTTCGCCGCCAGCACATGGGGCACGGACAAGACCGTGGCTAACCAGTGGAGCGACTTCACGAATTCCGATCCTGCCAGTGACATCTCGGTGGGTCTGGATACCATCATGTCAAGCACCGGCCAGCAGGCCAACACGTTGCTTATTGGGCGTGAGGTCTACACTCAGCTTCGTCAGCATCCTGACGGTCTGGATCGCTACAAGCACTCTCAGACGGGCATTATGACGCCTGAGATGGTTGCAGCGTGGCTCGGAGTTGAGCGGTTGGTTATTGGTAATGCTATCGTTAATACGGCGAATGAGGGCGCGTCTGCTTCCATGTCGTACGTTTGGGGCAAGAACGCGCTCTTGATGTACACGACCGATAATCCCTCCATTTCTGAGCCTTCTGCCAGCTACACGTTCCAGCGTGGCGGCATGGCGACGAAGCGGTGGCGGGAAGAGGCGGAAGCGCAGGATGTCGTGGAAGCGACTCTGCTCGCCCGTACTATTCGCACTGCTACCGACTGCGGCTACTACTTCGCCTCCGTCGTGGCTTAAGCCCTGAAAGGAGGCTGGTGACATGGTAGCAAAGCCGACTCATGGGCCAAAAGAAAACATCGCCGGGGCGCGAGTCTTCTCGCAGGAGAATGTCTCAGTTGTTGCTCTGAATTACAGCGGTGGTGGAGTTACTGGAGCGAAAAATCGTATTGTTTGGCAAGCTCCGAAGAACAAAAGAGCGAAGATTACATACGTTGGTGTCAACAACAACGTAGCAATGTATCATGCTGCTGCTGAAGCTGACACTTGGACGATGGTTATTCAGAATAAATCGACTTCTGGGGCCTTGAGTCTAAACACGCCTTCGCTTTCAAATCAGACGCTCGCCGCATCAGGCTTCAAATCGATCCCGACGAACGGTGGTAATTCCACCTACGATAAGGGGGCTGTTATGGAGTTTCAGTTGGGCGTGTCTGGCGCACCGCAAACGATGGATGATGTAACTGTCGTTATTCATTGGTCGCCAATTAGCGACGACTAATGAAGATCGTTCTCCAACGCGATCTCACTGGTCCGAAGGCCATCGAACACGGTTTCATCGAAGGAGCCGTGTTTGATTGGCCTCGGTCAGTGATTACCTCTATTTCCCAGCAAGAGGGAAATAATGACTGGTTTCGCTTCAGCACTGAAGTGGAGCGCAGTATGAGAAACAGCAGCGTTAAGAATTTGAAAGCGTCGGAAGCGAAGAAGACTGAGGAAGTGGAAGTGTCCGACGACAAGAAAACGGTGGCTTCTAAAGCAGATGAAGCCATCATGGGCAGTCGCAAGAAAGCAAAGGAATAAGACCATGCTCTTACGGAATCGTAAGCAGCCCAGATACGTCAAGGGAGGGACCAGTGGGGTTTACTCCACTACCAAGTGCGCGATTTCGGCTATCCTGTCGGCTGGGGCCGTAAATGCGTCTGTCACCTTTTACGATTCTAACAACGCTACGTTCAATTCTACAACGGATGCCCGCATGAGGCTTTCTGCTTTAGCTCATGAGACAAACGGTGATTTAGTGGCGTCGTTGGAGTTTGGTACGGGACTGTATATGTCCTGTGCTGGTGTCGGAGCAGCAGTCACTATTGCTTTCGTTAGCCTTGCAGGAGAAGATTCCTTGTAATTCCCGAGTGCATGGGATTGAAAGCCATCATCCTTCGGGATGGTGGCTTTTTTTAGTGTTTGACTGAAACATAAATCCATGAGTATATTGTTATCAGAGCATCAAAGAGGTTTAACGGTGGCGTAATTTTGAGACGCCCATACGGCATTTTCAAGGAGAGCAGATGCCTACGATTGCAGCGTGTTTGGTGGTGAAGAACGAAGGGGAGACACTGCAAGCGTGTCTGGAGAGCATCAAAGAATCAGTAGACGAGATCGTTATAGGGGTAGACGATTCTTGCGACGATAATACGCCTGAGATAGCACAGGCGTATGCCAGCCCCGGTAAGTTGTTCGAATTTACGTGGGATAACAATTTCAGTCGAGTTCGAAACGAAGCGATTAAACGGGCTGAGAGTGATCTGATCTTCATTGTTGACGGTCATGAGTTTCTGCCGCCCGATGAGCATCCTATTGCTGGAGTCTTGACGCGAATGCGTCATGTCAACGTCCTCGAACAGCGCACCCTCACTCCGCGCTCGTTTCTTGAGCAAATCAGGCAATCTGACTTTCCAGCGAAGTTCGAAGTCATTTGCACTACTCTCGCGATGAACACGGATGGTTGGGGAATTCCTCAATTGTTCTTTCTTCAGCCGCGCATCTTTCGCAATAACGGTAAGATTCATTACACCAATCCTGTTCATAACTATTTGGATGGTTACAATCGTGAAAGTGCCCTTGGATGCCCTGAAGGCGTCCTAATTCACAATATGCCTTCGAAGCGTGAGTCGCAGCGCAAAACGCAAAGACGGTCAATGAACGTCAAGGGACTTTACAAGAATCACAGGGCCGATCCGTCCGATGCGCGACCGTTGTTCTATTTAGCGAACACCCATGCTGATTTGAACAATCAGACGAAGGCGGCATATTGGTATCGCCGGTATCTTAAGCACTCTCGATTCAGTGAGGAACGGTACCAAGCTCTACAGCAACTCGCCATCATTGAGTCGAGGAATTTCAAAAATTACGACGAAGCGAAAAGGCTGGTAATTGAGGCTGCTGGGCTTCAGTGGAATCGCAAAGAGCCTTACATCCTTCTGGGTGAAATCGCGTTAGACCAAGGGTCATATGAGGAAGCTATTCATTATTACGATCTGGCTGACCAGATGCCTGCTCCAGCGACGGTCATGTTCCTTCAAGGAGCCGCCTACAGCTACATGACGGACCTGAAGCGCATGGCATGTTGGGAGAAGATGGGTAACATGATGAATGCCTTGCAGTGCGCTGATCGTGTTCTATCATGGCGTCCCGGTGACAGCGGAATCATCGAGAAGGTCCGTGAATATCAGACGACACAGCGACGGCAGACGAAGGGCACTGGTGATAAGAATATGCTCATCGTGGATCAGCAGATGTCGTTCACAGAGGACATGGCGAAGCATTTCGCTGGCGAATACACGGTCGTGCGTCGTCAACAGTGTGATGAGCGTTGGAAAAGCTGGGCAGATATCGCATGGTTTGAGTGGTGTGATGATAATGTGATCGAATGGAGCCATAGGGAGTGGAGTATTCCAACTATCTGCCGGTTGCATAGTTATGAAGCCTTCTCTGACATGCCTTCACATGTCAATTGGAAAAATATTGACCATCTTGTTTTTGTGGCTGATCATATTCGCGCCATGTTCAACGATAAGTTTCCGCAAGTTCAGAAAGACGTTGAAATGTCCACGATACCTAACGGTATCGATCCTGACGAATTCAAGTTTACAGAGCGTAGCCCCGGCAAAGTCATCGGTCATCTTGGATATCTGAACCACAAGAAAGGAACGGATTTGCTCGTTCAGGCTATGTATGGGCTTCCTGATTACGAATTTCGCGTTGCTGGTAAATTTCAAGATCCTCATCTCATGCAATACTTCAAGGAAGCCATCGCTGAGATGCACAATGTCACTTTCGACGGTTGGATTACGTCGGAACAGCGCGAAGATTGGCTGTCTGGAGTTGACTACCTGATATCACCATCCATTGTGGAAAGTTTTGGCTATTCCATTGCGGAAGCAATGCTTATGGGCATTAAACCGCTTGTTCACCATCGCGTAGGCGCGATCTGGCATGAGACATGGCGCACTATCGATGATTTGCGGAATCTTCTGGAAGGCCCCTACGACTCACACAGCTACCGTTCGCATATCGAGATGTTTTTCCCTCTTGATCGTCAGATGGCGGCGACAGAAGCGTTAATCGATCATGTTACGGCAGAAAAGCATGGTCGAGTCAAGAAGGACTTGGGCTTCGAAGCGTCTCCTGTAGTTGAACTGCTGGAATCTATCAATACGGAAGGCTTACCGTCGCCACGCGACGTTGCCGTTGTGGCTGAAGGAGAAGCCGTGCATGGATGACAATAGCAAAGTGAGTGTCGGTCTGTTTTTGATTGGCGTAATCGTCGCAATTGTGATTGTTGTGAGTGTCATATGGTGTTCATCATGAGCTTGTCGGGATGCAGCGTTGAGAATTAAGCATGATTGTCTACGGAATCGATCCCGGTCCTGCGAAGAGTGCATTAAGCGTCTTTGACACTGACAATCAACGGGTTCTTCGTTCGCACACATCAGAAAATGAACGAGTTCTCATGGAAATCACGGCGGTCAAGCCATTGCCTGCATCGATGTGTTATCTCGCAGTTGAAAGGATACTCTCCTATGGACGACCAGTTGGCGAGACTGTATTTGAGACGGTGTTCTGGACAGGACGATTCATAGAAGCATGGAAAGGGCAGGGATGCTATCGCATCTCTTTTAGAGATGTTGGAAAGCATCTTTGTAACTCAGGAAGCGGTGTTAAGGAGAGCCATGTCCGTCAAGCTCTTATTGATCGGTTTGGTCCTGAACGCAAAGATGCTGTAGGAACTAAACAAAACAAGGGGCCGCTATACGGCGTTGCGAATCATCAGTGGTCATCAACAGCCGTCGCTGTGACGGCAGGAGATCAAAAATGCCGGGAACGAGATTTTCCTGATGGAACATCTTCACGAGACAACACCGAATAAGTCGAAGAAAGAGCGAAATGTCGATTCTGTGTCATTGAGCGTGATTCATTACACTGGCTCTATGAGCATGTCTGGCACCGCGTCATGGTTTAAGAATCCCGATGCGAAAGTGTCGGCTCATTATGTGATTGGTCGTCAAGGAGAGGTTATTCAATTCGGCCATCGATCTACAACATGCTGGCATGCGGGTAAGAGTGAATGGGCAGGACGAAAGTGGTGCAACAAGTATTCTCTTGGATATGAGCTTGTTGGCACATCTACATCGGGCTTTATGAGTGATCAGTATGACTCTCTATTCAAGCTGATCTTCGAAGACCTCTCACACTGTCCTATTGAAGCTGTCGTAGGACATGAGCAGATCGCTCCCGGTAGGAAGGTTGATCCCGGTGGCGGCTTTAATTGGCAATGGCTTCAGGAGAAGTTGGAGCATGCCGATTGGTCTGAGTCTCTTGCTGAAAACAAGCTCCGTCAGATCGGCACGAAGGTGTATTCGGATGTCGTGAACACAAAGCGCGTTGTTCCTGTAGAGAAGCCCCTTGTTGGTGTCGACGATGCTACGATTTCCGCCGAAGCGCCAAAGGAGTCCATGTCGCAAGGCAAAGATGATCCTTGGTGGAGGGTTTGGTAGATGCTAACAAAATGGAGAATGAAATGTTTGAATACAACGCAGAGTTGATCAGGGTTGTGGATGGAGATACTTGTGACGCGAGAATTGATTTAGGGTTTAATGTCTTCGTTAAGAAGCGAATCAGGTTTATGGGTATTGATACTTGGGAATCTCGTACTAAGGATTTAGAAGAAAAAGAAAAGGGCTTGGCAGCGAAGGCCAGAGTGGTCGAATTGTTACAAGCTGATTTCGGTAAGTTCAAATTGATTAGTCATGGCGTTGGTAAATTTGGTAGATGTCTTGGAGAATTAGAGGTTTCCGCAGGCAATGTGAATGACATCTTGATGAAGGAAGGTCATGCCTATCCATATTTTGGTGGAAATAAAGAAGAAGCCAGAGCCAAAGCTCTTGCTATTTTAGCCGAGCAAAAGGCAGAGGTTACTGAAAAGGATCTTTAGGCTTTCGCGTTGATTTATCTTGACAGAAGTAGTGGTGTGTCTCTATAATAGAATTATAGAAATATGGCAATCAGGAAGCGCACAGTAGAGACGACAGTGGGAGCGACCACACAGGCAAAGAATGATTTGAAATTGATTTCTGCGTTGACGAATCGTCCTGTTTATGTCATAGTCTCCGACCTTGCTTCTAAGGAGCTACGGAGACTACAAAAGAAATGATTACCTTCACTGTTAGATGCTTTTGCTGTAAGAAGAAGTCGGATGAGTTCAAACTTATATACGACATGAAAGAGGGTACAGATGAAGGTATGCGAGAAGCGCAGGACGCTCTTGTCAGGGAAGACGGCGGCTGGATTCACGTGCCAAGGATCACCGAAAGAGATGTTCATGTGTGTCACATTTGTGCAAGTACAGTGATGACAGCAATCATCGATCATCTGGTCTATTTGCACAGACAGGTCTAACGATTAAGGAGAATGAAGATGTTCAATCCAATATCTTGTGGGATGTGCATTGCGAAGCTTGCCGATAAGGTCAAGGGGTATGATCCGAGGGAGATGGTCAAGGATTGCGCTTGGAATACGCTTCGCAAGGGTAAATCCGGCAAAGCTTTCAAGAATTGTATGATTAAGAAGTTGAAAAACGCTGGGCACGATGCCACCCATGCAGATCAAGTTGCCAAAGAGATGTGGGATCAAATCAAGAATAAGTGTAAGCCGTAGGCGATCAAAATGAGCAGGCTAACTTTAAGTCAGCCGAATGCATGGTATACACCTCAATTATATTCTCCTAACAAGCTTTCCAATCAGGCCGAGATCGGCCAAGCTCTGCGAGCTATGGCCGACAAACTGGAAAGGACGCACCTGAATTATAAGGCTGATCCAGCTTCCCTCAGTATTTGGCCTGCACCATCGCTCACTACGCGGCTGTTGGAGTTAGATCAAAAAGGAATACAGATTGATGTTTATGCGTAAGGCAAACCTTTCCTTCCATTAGAGAGGACATTATGAAACTTCAGAAAATCATCGGCTTTATTGGAGTTCTTACAGCTATAATGGTGGGAATCGGCAGCAATATAGAGGGGTTTATTGATCCTCCCTCTTTAATGATTGTATTCGGTTTAACCGTAGGTGCCATTTTGTATTCGGGGAGGTCTATTTCTCAAGCTGTTCGAGCTGTTTTTAAGTGTGATTTAAGTGCTGGTGAATATCGAATTGCCGCAGATACGTGGCGAAAGACTGAGGATTATTTAGTTGGATCTGGTATTATGGGCACCTTAATCGGCGTCATTATCATGCTTAAGAATTTAGATGATCCGGCTGCTATTGGCCCCGGCATGGCAATTGGCATTCTTACTGTTCTTTATGGTGTGTATCTGAAATATTTTATTTGCAAGCCAATAGGCACGGCCTTATCAGACAAGGCTTGGTCAATGGATCATCCTGACAAGTGAAAGCTGGCGGCTGATGGAGAATAGAAATGAAGGGCGGTGATGTGTCGTGAAAGTGTCGATTCTAATCCCCACGTTTAATCAGTCGCCAGCTTTCCTTCGTGCTGCGCTAATGTCGGCCAAGCATCAAACGCATCGATGCGAGGTCGTCATTGTTGATGACGGCTCCGATCCGCGACAGGAATTGACTGTTGAAGAGGTGATGGCCGGATATTCCGATGAGGACATTCAGTGTAAGTACGTATGGCAAGAGAATAGAGGTGTTGCTGGAGCGTTGAATCGTGCTTTGGAAGATGCGACAGGAGAATGGATTAGATGGTTGCCTTCTGATGACCTGTTTGCGCTGGATAGCACAGAGATTTTGCTACAGGTCGCTCATGATGACCCTCATGCTCGCGTTCTGTATTCAGGATATGACGAAGGCATTCCCAGTACGCGGCAACAGATTCCTGCCATCACCTTTTCGACTCGCGAGCGCCAGCATGATCTATTAAAGAAGCACTGCTTCATTAATGCTGCCTCAGTCATGTGGCACAAGGACGTGTTTGAAGAATTGGGCGGTTTTAATGAGGATATTGTTCACGCGCAGGATTACGAGTTCTTATTGCGATGTTCAGAGACATACCACTTCACAGGCGTGAGCGATCCTTTGATGAAGCGTAGAGTTCACGAAGGCCAGATGATCCAAACGCTCCACGACCCCACAGAGAAGCTGAAGAAAGAACGTGATATGGAGTTTTTGAGAGAGCGATACGGGGCCGGTGGGCACGTATGGGTTCCACATCAGTAAGGCCAATAAAATCCAAGAACAGAGAATGCGGTAACTGCTCTGAATGCTGTTGGGCCTTGGGAATTGATGAGTTAGATAAACCGCAGTTTGCTAAGTGTCCGCATTTGATCAAGCGTGGCGATGGAGAGGGATGTGGAATCTATGGAGAGCATCCACCGACATGCCAAAGCTTTATGTGTGGTTGGCTTCAAGCAGACGATAAGGGAATGGATCATGTGCCAAAGGAGTTCAGCCCCCTTGCCACAGGCATAGTGTTGCATGTCGGTGATACAAGCCCCAACATAATTCATTTGACAGAGTCCAGAATTGGGGCTTTGGACACGGAGATTGGCAAGCAGTTCAGAAAATGGGCAAGGCGTAAATACGGCTTAATTACCAGTAAGAAGTGGTACATAAAGAGTGCGAAACGTGATTAAGGGGTTAAAGTGAGAATTATCGGCTTTCTTCAAAACTACAATGGAGTTCAAGCAGGACATCTTTATCGATGTCTTCAATCGATGTCTCGTTGCACTGATGAAATCGTCGTGTACGACGACGCCAGCACCGAAGATGTTAAGCCGCTCTATGATCAGTTCGATTGCGATGTGATCTATGGGCGAAAAAACGAGTTTCACCGGGAGTTATTCCACAAACAGCAATTGCTCTATGCGGCAATGCTTCGTCATCCTGATTGGATTTTATGGTTTGATAGCGATGCTATTCTTGGACGCCAGTTTGAAGATCGTGAGCGCACAGAGGCGGTGCTTGAGTCGAGTGAAGCGCAAGGCATTGTCCTTTTGCATCTCCACAACCTGAATCTGTGGCGTAGCAATGGGCATTACCGCGTAGATAATTCTTTCAACGATCTGTGGCATGGCGTCTTTTGGAAAAACACAGGACAGTTGCACTACAAGCCAGTGGGTAGGCTGCACCAGAAGCAATATCCGCAGTTTTGGAGTGATCCAGATGTGCATATCATCAACAGCAAATTTCCCGGTGATGATGGCAAGCTGATTCATTTCGGATTTGCTACTGATGAAGAGATTGCTCGCAAATATTTCAAATACCGTGAGAGCGGACAAACAGGATGGGCACTGGATAGACTTGTCACAGAAAATGAAGAGCGCGAGTTGATTGCAGTAGATCCTGAATGGATGCCTGAATGGTATCTGAATTCGATTCATTCGTTGGAAATCACAGAGCCGAATCCTGAGTTCGATCCTTTGGAGATGAGAGGGTATGGTAGCTACGACGAATGGGCTGCACGGAAGCGCCATGAAATTTTGGCGTAGTGTCGGCAAGTTGATTGGATTCGTTTTTGTCGCCTTTGCGGTCAGCCTCACGGTTGCTGTTGGCTGCGTATGGCTCCGTCTGATGTGGAGAGCGTCTACATGGATAATGAACGCTGTGTAGCAATAGACACGCCTGACCTTTCTAATGTTGAAGAAAGCTTTTCAGGGCCGAATGGCGATTATTATTGGCACTTGATGCGTCGAGTTCATCGTAGCGAACGAAGGGTCGTAGAAGACGACATCTGTCAGCATTCTTCAAAGGGCGGGTACACAGTCGAGTTGAAGCTCTCCGAAGCTGATTCCGGTGAAGACAGAAGACAAACCGAATCTCTTCTCGCTGTATCCAAGTTACTCGATATGCCCATCGAGGGTGAAGTATTGATTAACGATTCGGGTAAGACGATACGGGTTTGTCACGCACGGAATCGCAATTGGCATCTCAGCACACCGATAAAAAGCCGTGATAAAGCAGACGCTTTTGTTCTTACTTGGCCGATGGATCACAATTCCCTTGCTTACGATGTCATGGGATGGTGTACTCTTGCTGCGTTTAAGAAGCGAGGATTTGCTCCAAAATTGGCAGATCCGCCCGTCTGGATGATTCAATGGTATCACCTTAGGCGGATGAATGCGCTGGGTGTCCAATTGCACTATGATGACAGTTTCGCAGAGACAAACCGCCGATTGCTTAACTCTATCGATCACAAGCCTCTCGGTATTGATAGGATGATCGACAACGTCATGCGGTCACGGACTCCGAAGAAGTGGAAAGGGCAAAAATGACTATCGGAGTTGCCCATGTTGATTCAGGCTGGATACTCTCAACCATCGCTAAGAAAATGTGCGAGGCCGACGATAGATTCACGGCTTTTCCCATAGCCGACATTGGCGATCACATCCAAGAGCATGAATCTTTTTATTATGTAGATGTGCAGAATTGCTGGTCGGGTCAGTTTCGAAATGCGCGGCCCGATGCCAAGCACATTGGCATGTTCACCCACCTCGATAGAGACAGTGACGAGACTTTCCGACAAGGATGGGACATGCTGGATGGCGTAGTTCACATGTGTAATCGATATGAACACGCTTTCAGGAAGTGGTATGCCGAAAGCCAGATGGCTGTGATCGTTCCCGGCGAAGTGAGTTCATTTGGACGTTCTCACACCCATGTTGGCATCGTCCAGCGCGGCGGGCACACAGGCAAAGGCTTTGAGTTTCTTCCTGATGTAATCAAAGCATTGCCGGTGAGCGT